TCAGAGGTAACAGTGAGGAGGAAAGCGCTACTAGAAATAACCTTGCCGAAAAGATGGAAAAGGAAATCTCTGATGCTAAAATCAAATTTGCCCTAGACGCTGAAAAAAATAATCTTTCAAACCGTATGGCCATAATACAAAAAGGTACTCAGGAAGAACTAGACCTTAAGATAAAGATGCTTGATCTGGAGCGTGAGGAGGAGATGAACACCACCGAGAAATCCGGTGAGGATGTCTTTCTTATTGATGAAAAGTATAAGAAAAAAAGACAGGGCCTGTTGGAAGAATTCGCATCCGAACAGATTCTCCAGATTGCTGATAATGCGGCAGCCGAACAGGCTGTGCGTGACAGGCAGTTCCAGACAGATTTATTAAATCTGAAAAGACGCAAAGAAACAGAGAACATGTCTTCCGAGCAATATGCAGAAGAAGAATACCTAATCAAACTTGATTATGTCCGTAAAACTACAGAAGCCGCCATTGATGCCATTGAACAGGAATTGAATGTTGACAACTTAAGCGCAAAAGACCGGAAGAAACTTACCGAGGAATTATGTAAGTTGAAAGTTGATCTGGCTAATAAGGAAGCAGATGCCGAGATTACAGCCATTGAAAAAATTAACAAGGCGGAAGAAAAAGCTTACAAGGAACGCATCAAGAATCTGAAAAAATGGCTTCAGACAGCATCACAGGCTGTCAGTACCATCGGCGATCTGGTCGGAACCTTGTATGACGGGCAACTGGATAAGATAGAGGAAGAGTCCGAAGCGAACACTGATGCCCATGACTCGGAAATAGAAAGAATAGAATTGCTAAAGGAGCAGAAAATTATTTCTGAGGAAGAAGCGCAGGCCAGAAAGCGTGCCGCAGAGGACAAGACCCGTAAAAAGGAAGAAGAATTGGAAAAAAGACGTCAGGATATCCAATATAAACAGGCTGTTTGGGATAAAGCTGCAAATATCGCCAATGCTAGCATAGCAACAGCACTAGCAATAACCGAAGCACTACCTAATTTTGTACTGGCTGCATTAGTCGGAGCCATGGGCGCTGTACAAGTCGCCACTATCATGGCAACTCCGATTCCCCAATATGCCAAAGGAACTGACAACCATATAGGAGGTCCTGCCATTGTCGGCGATGGCGGCAAGAAAGAAATTGTCGTCTACAGTGGCAAAGCATGGATAACACCTGATGTTCCTACGCTTGTAGACCTTCCCCGTGGAACCCAAGTACTCCCCGATGCCGGCCTATACCATCTGTCCTCCGTTGACTTTCTCAATATCAGCCAGCAACACGTTGGAAAAACAGAGAACAATATTGTGGTCAACAACGATTACTCCTCCTTAAACCATGAATTGAAAGGAATGCGTAGTGATATGCGTAAGATGGCAAAGCAGCAGCATCGTGATGCCTATGATTTTAATTATGAACTTTATAAAAGAACCAGATTATGATTGAGAGATTGAACCAGCTGTCACTGGCACAATTCATTGAATTGTCCTGTGGTGACAATTCTGTGTTGCTTGAAGAAAATGAGAATGCCTCTGAGAAAGAAATGAAACAACTTGCATCCCGGTTCATCCTTGAATACAGGACACTCATGAATCCAACTGGTGTAAAAGCCATAATGGCTGAGAAAGAAAATGCCTTGAAGATTGACGCCCGGATCTTCCTGTTAAAACTATGCAAATCGCTTTGTATTCTTGAAGGATACGAACAGGTGAGGGAAGCTCTAAAAGAGAGCCTCCCTGCTAACCTGACGGATGACCGGCTCAAAAAGGCCGTTGAAAATATGTTACATGAGGCTGAATTTTATAAAAAAAGAACAGAGGATATGGCTGTAGCAGATAACCCTGCCATAAATGAAAATGCGATCCGTGCCTCCTTTGATTCTGAAATAGCGTTTGTCATGACTTATTTTAAAATGCAAATTGACATACATACAATAAATGCCGCTGTTTACGCTAACATAGTCCAGCGCGCCAATACTGAAATAAGATTAAGAACAAGGAGCAGATAAAACTCCTTATTCTTTTTATTTCCACCCGCTTTTTTAAATACGTATCGAATTTTCGGACAGACAGTTAGTAACTATTCTTGAAATTACAAACAACTTACTTATGAATAATAAAAGAATAGTTAATGCCCTGGCTGCTCTCATATTGCCGGGTCTGGATCGTTTGGATCAGAAATGCAACAGGATTATTTCCGAGTTATCAGAATTGAAAAGCACCCTCCGCCACTCTGAAAGGAATATTGACACGCTTATCGACAAACTGGAAAATTCCGCAAGTGAATTATTAAAACAGGCGCAGATGTATCATCTTGAGCTTGAAAAGAATCTGAGTGAGGAATCATCATTATTCACCCTTAAAATTGTGAAAAAATGACTGATTTCAATCGTGAGATAGCAGATTTGTATCCATGGCTTTTCAAAATAGCAAGAAGATACTGTTCATCCGTATGCGATATCGAGGATCTTGTCGGTGACACCATCTATAAGATTTTAAGCAATAAAGAAAAATTCAAGGAAGGCAGGGCTCTGAAACCCTGGTGTGAGGTTATCATGCTGAACACCTATATCACCGCCTATAATCGAAGATCACTAATCCGATTTGTGGGGTGTGACAACATTAAAGAGATATTCTCCCATAATCAAGCCTCTGATGACTTGATGGTACATGACATTCAGGCTGCAATAAGGAGATGCCATAACAGAACCTGCTGTATGGACTGTGTGGTTTACTACGCACACGGATATTCATACAAAGAAATAGGCAAAATGGTCGGAATACCAGTAAATACCGTAAGAAGCCGTATCTCTTACGGTCGGGAACTGCTGATGAACGAACTGGATTTAACCGTTAAATAGAGTTCGTACATTTTAAATGGAAGAGTTCCTGTTTGTAAAACTTGTTTATTATGATTATCTTTATAGTACAATAAAAAACAACAAGTCAAACCAAAAACAGAACTTATGGAAACAAGAACAAATTTCAGAGTGAGGGTAATGAAGTATGCACACCAGTTATTAAAAGCTACAGGAAAGAGCTGGAGATATTGTATGCTCAAGGCATGGGAGCTCTACAGGCTGGCTAAGAAAATGAGAACTGAAACAGTCAGATTCGCTTATGAAAAGACAGACGGATCCATCAGATACGCCGAAGGCACTTTGATGAACCTCCCTGCCGGCGCTACCGTAAGAGGTAAAAGAATAACGAAACCCAGCTATAAGACATTCGCTTATTTTGATGCCCGAAAGAACGAAATGAGATGCTTCAGAATAGAGAATCTGATTACAGTCTATTAAGACTGAATAAAATTGCATTCCATTCCGCTAGAACAATACCACACTGATTACCAATACATTAATTTACAGTCATACTTTCCAAGAATTTCCAAGATTAAAGCCAGCCGGAGTATCGGCCGGCTTTTTCTCTATATTTGCCCGAAAGTAAAACTATGATTGTATGATTTGCAAATATTATCTGATGATTGGTTCCGATACGGTCGATACAGCTGATAACAGTTGTATCGACGTATCACGCATGATTGCCAATATCAGTGATATAAAGACCACATACACCCGTGTGGATTTGGGGGGTGTTGTCCGTAAATGTGGCAGTACGATGGAATTCGTTGAGGAAGCCAGAGAGCGGTTCATTTCATTATATAACAAGGACAAATTAAAATCACTGGCCTCCTTTGCCGTTTATGGCATCAGCAATAACTGGACCTACAACAAACTTTTTGAATGTCCCCATGACTTCTCTACATTCAAATATGATTCATACCGGGCAAGAATAGGCTGTATAGATAACTCTGCCGCCGCATTGATAAAGGCGAATAAAGGTACAATATATGAGTATCCTGTATCTGAGATGCGTGAAGACATTCCTTTGAATTATGATGGTGTGCGTATCCGTAATGAGGTTTCCTTCCAAATTATCGGGGAAACCGTGGAAGACAAGGAATATATGGAAAAATTTATCCCTAAAGATGCGTGGTGGTGGATTCCGTATGTAAATTATACCGTTACCAATGAAGTGAACAACCGTTCTTTTGTCACAGTGGACCAGGAAGAAACCTTCTTGAAATCCGGAACAGATTGCGGATGGGGATTTCCTGCAAACTCATGCACCTCATCTTTTTTTCTGGAATGCATCGAAGATAATTATGTGACAGTAGATTTTTCCAACTTTTACATAGAATCTAAAAAATTCGGTCATGTACTATGTAAAATAACCACATCAGGCAATATACAGCTTCTGACATGCGGTTACTCAAATCTTCTGGGTCTTGATGCGAATACGAACACAAGCGCAGTCAAATGGAGCGGGAAGCTGCTTGCCGGTGAGAGATTGCAATACGCTATATTCAACCATCAGCGTATGTCCGTTCAAGATGGAAGAACGGTCAGGATTCATAATAATACCGGTATCACATCATGGAATGACTTGGGCGATCCTGTCAATATTGATGTGATATCACCCTTGAAATTACTCAGCCGCCTACTGGAGTCCATTAGCGCCAACAGCGAACGTATTTATTGCAGCATCAAACCGACCATCCGCACATATATATCAAACGCCTTTACAGAAAAGGACAACTGGCGGTTGAACGGTTCCCGTCTTGTGGCAGCCGAAAGCATACGAAACTTTGAGAAAGCGAAAATTTATTCCTCCTTCAGCAAGTTCTGTGAATGGATGGAAACCGTATTCGGATATGTTTATACCATTGAAATGAAAAGCCGGCCCAATACCGACCTGCCCTATGCGGACATACTAAACAATAGTCATGATTTTGAAGGATTTACCACATACAAAGCAAATATTACATCCATAACAGATAATTTCACCCTACATTTCTCAACCACAGACGGTTACTTCCTAGCCATTGTGTATGCTTCCATCACTCTTGACCGTTCCCCCAATTTCCCCGGTTATGAAAGATATCAGGTTTACGACAATGCCAACAAATCATATAAAGTGCACGAAGACAGATACTATCATGATACAGTGGATGATATGTATTATCATGCAGTTTATAATGACGGTTCAAAAAAGACCTCGTTACTCGAATGCCAGCTTTATGATATCGGACTATCCGACTATGAGGGTGTACAGACTTTCGGAGGGACAATAATCTCCGTTGAGACTGACTCCGGTTCATTCACAGGTCCAGTGGATGAATCCAATATCCTGTATGTACGTAGAAGCAAACAATTCATGTATTCGGACAATGACAAATATTACAGTTCTTTCACCGGTTCATCCAATTATAACATTGCGGACCGCGCCAGAACGGATATGGTATTTTTTACAAATGAGCAATATTATGTGATTGTCGGTACCAGCCTTATGAAATGCACTTTGAAGGAAAACGTGAATGAGGGTGAGAAGGTTCCTTATGTCGTATTCAAGCATCGTGATGAGGTTTTCGGAAGTACCAATCTGAAAACCATACACTCCATATCAGAGCCTGAATACTCCGTTGACAGCAGCCGGATTTATTCCGAAATTGAAATTGGCTATGAGAAACAGGATTATGATCTTGGAAACAATGGCAATGATGAGTTCAATTTCAGCACCACCTATACAACAGGTGTAACACTGAACAACAGCAAACTGTCGCTTATATCCCCATACCGTGCCGATTGTTACGGATTTGAAGAGCTCATAGGGAAACGGGGTGAGGAAACAAGCAGTTCTGACAGCGATAAACAGGTGTTTGCCGTAAAATGCATCAACAACGGGGGAAAATATATTGTAGACCGAACCATTATGGTTGAGGGTGCCTATACCAACAGCGTATTCAATGCACCGCTGGCTCCTGTCTATATGATTGAGGCGAACAAACGTTATCTGGCTTCCTTCACCAGCCTGTTAAAGTTCGCATCAACTGAAGGTAATGCCGGCATCAAACTGGATGACAGGGCTGTGAATACGGACGTCTCCTTGGATGACCCGCTATTCGGTCCTGGAAATATCAAATTTTCCACAGACAGCTTCATTTTTCCGGAAGATTGGAACAATACGATTGTACAGATAGAATGGAACGGAATGATTTTCAAGGGGAATCTCATGTCTCTGGATGTCAAGCCGCAAGAAACCGAAGCACTTAAATATGAATTGATAGAGATAGTGTAAATTATGTATATAGTAAGTCCGTTCACTCCTATTTTTTTCAAGCCTTCTACAGATATGTGCAGGGCTTCCGGCAAATATATGCAAATATTCGCCCCGTCTGATGAAGTCATGATACAGGTTATAACACGCTCCGAATCACGACCGATTACAGGCAAGGTAATCAACATAGTGACCGGTCATGAAACAGTCATTGACTGGCAAATATGGAGCATGAACCATACTGATAAGATTTATTATCATGTTCTGACCGCACTGGCTGAAGGATGTTACCGCATTGATATCAACGGGATGGTTTCCGAACCTTTCCGTATCACGTCTGACACGTCTGAATTATCCCGAACCACCCTTATACAGTATTCGATGAAGGACAACCGACAAAGACAGGATGCTGTCTTTTGGATTTCCGACACTCAGTATTTCTTTGACTGGCGTGCTCCCGGCGGTTTCATGGATGACAACTGGGTATTCGGTGTGAATAATGAACAGTTCACCACATATGATAACAATCTGTCTGAAATTTACGCATTGGAAACTACCCAGAAGACATTCACGCTTGGTAACGCACAAGGATGTCCCGTATGGTTCGGAGAGTTACTGAACAGAATCCTCTGCTGTACTTATGTCTATTTTGAAGGGGAACGCTTTATACGGGCTGATGCCAATGTCCCTGAAATGAGCCAGCCTATTGAGGGTTATAAGAGCTATATCTTCAAACAGATACTGCAGGATATAAAGATTGTGGACTATACAGAAAGCGAGAACCTGATAAAGATACGTCGGGTTGATGACAAAAGTTTTAGAAAAGTTGCCAATAAAATATTGACTGTATGACGGAACTTGAATTACAGGAACTCACCGATAAGATCATAGCTAAGCTAAAAGCTGACAGCCTTACTATAGACCAGTTGACACAAACCAATGTGTTAACCGGCATGGATTTTCTGGAACTGAACAGCGGGCGCAAAGTTTCATTAGATGATTTACGCAAGTTCATCCGTGGCTATGGCATTTATCTTGAGATTATTTCCAAACTGGATAATGAAACAATCCCCACCGACAACAATGTATTCTCATCTCTTCGTGTCCTGTTTGAAATCTCTAAAGCGCTTGAAGAACTTAAAAAAATATACCTACGTAAGGATCAGGATGATGAAACAAAATATCTACTAAAACTCCTGGGTGGGGCAAAAATAGGTAAAAGTCTTACTGTCGGTGACTTTATCACCGGTGTTCAGGGCGGTTACATCGGTGAGGACGCCCGTGCCGAGCTGGAGGCTCTGGTCCTGCGCAGCTCTCTGAGTGTACCAGAACTTCGTTTCAACCGTCAGACCTATTTTGAGGGATATAATACCATCAGTCCCGGCGGAGGGCTGAAGATAAAAAGCTTTGTCGCCAACAGTGACGGCAGCTATACTGTCACCCCCGAACTGGAGGAGGGTGTGCCGCTGGGGCAGAAGCCGGACGATATCCTCCTGGGCTTCTGGCATGACAAAAGCGTCACTACCGGTGACTTTATTGGTTTCAGAAAGGTACAGTACCGTATCACTTCCGCAGATTACGATGAAAAGACATTCGTGATGGTTCCGCGTCCCGGATATGAGTTCGTTCCCCATAACGAGATGCGTCTCGGACAGACGGGGAACTTTACAGACCCGGAGCGTCAGACTTATATCATCATAGACGTGCGTGACGGTAACTGCTGCATCACCCTTGTTGACAATGCCAACACCTGGGACCCGGAGCCGGCACAGATGAAGAGCTGGTTCGGCAAGAAGAAGGGCATGACCATCAACGGGATCAACTGCGACAGGTTTTCGGCGGTATTGCAGGATATCATCATGACGGGACTGATTTTTCAAATTGATGAAATTACCGGCAGTACAGTCCGCGTTCCTATCGACTTCCCCAGCTGGGATCCGGTCAGGAAGTATGCGTATTATTCCCGTGTGCCCCATAATGGCTCCACATGGTTGTGCGTCAATGACAAGGGCACCACTTCCGAGCCGTCCGAAAATAATCCGGACTGGCTTGTATCAGCCGCCAAAGGTGACAAGGGTGATCCGGGGCTGTCTGTAGTCGGTGGCGGTCATTGGGAATCCGGCAAGACTCCCTACAAGGCGAACACATTGGTATCCTTTGCCAACTGTGTTTTCCTCAGCAATGTAGAGACCTCCAATCCTCCCATCCGGATTGCCCGTTTTAAGAACGGTGCTTTCCGACGTAAGCGGGATGGCGGTTATATCCTTGCCGGAAAATCTGTTGACTGGCAGGTCCATCCTGACTGGGAGATGCTGTTGGACGGGCGTGAGCTGAAAGGCGATAGCATCACCTTCCTTGGTGAGTTTGCATCCCATCCGTCCAATCCCAAGGAGGGTGACAGCTACCGGAATACGGCTGACCATTGTACTTACATATACCGGAATGGCTTGTGGATGGTCATGGTCAAAGACGGGACTGACGGCAAGGACGGCAAAGGTTACGAGTGGATCTACACCCGTACCAACATCATCGGTCTTACTCCTGACAAGCCGGACTCGAAGCAGCAGGATGATTATGTTCCGGAAGGCTGGACAGATGATTTCCTTGGCGTGGATCAGGATCACCAGGTGGAATGGGCGTGCAAACGTGTGAAGCGTGACGGCGTGTGGTCAGAGTTCAGTGATCCGGCCCCTGTGCACCGCTGGAGTAAGGACGGGGAGAACGCCATTACGGTGGATATTACCGATCAGATGGAAAACTCGGCTCTGACATCGGATGGGAAAGTCGTGGCCTCACAGACTTGGAATACAACGGTGGGTATGTGGTATGGTACGGAGAAACTTACTCTTGACAGTATAACCTGTACACCGGATGCCAATATCTTGTGTGCGACAGACAAGGCTACGGGAGTGATAACCATATCGGTATCAGCTGGAGCCACCCTTGCATCAACTAATTTGGTACGGATAACCGCGCGCGCAACAAAGAACGGGCAGCAATATTCTCGTGATGTTGTGTTCACACTTGCCGGTGTGCGTGGTGGTGCGGATGCAATACTATATAGCATTGTCGTTTCCGCCAGCTCGGTAAGCAAGGACAAGAACGGGAACTACAGTGTGTCTTCCGTATCATGTTACAGACAGAAGTCAGTAGGAGGCGTGATATCCACCACTACGGACGGTACATTGAAATACAGCATAGATGGTGGGACTGAAACCACCATGAACAACAATACAGCCATTCCAAGCGCAAACTTCACGAAGACATTGAAGTTTGTCTTCTACGTGAATAACCAGATGGTGGATATTGAAACAGTTCCAATGCTTTCTGACGGAAAGGATGGGGAGAGCATCACAGCAGCCGGTCATTGGGAATCCGCCAATACCCCGTATGCCAAGAACAGTACGGTGACTTTCGCCGGCGGTTCCTATCTCTCCAAGGTTGAAACCTCCAACCCTCCGATTAAAATTGCAAGATTCAGGAATGGCAGATTCCGCAGGAAAAGAGACGGCGGATACATCCTTGCCGGCAGATCAGCGAACCGGACGGTACATGCGGACTGGCAGGAGATGGTTGCACCCGTCGGACCGTCGGCATCCTACTGGCTGGACAGTCCTGTCAGCGTGATTAACTTCACCAGTACGGGCACGCCGTCCCCGTCTGCATTCCTTGTCACTTGCAAACAGAATGTGGCAGGCAATGTGAGTACGTGCAGCACGCTTTATCTTGTCGCCCGCAAGTACAACGGCAGCTGGCTGGCGCATGTGGGTGCGACTCTGAACAGCCAAATATCCGTTCCGGCGACAGCCGGATACACCCAGTTTGCCGTCCGGGCTTATAAATCCGCATCGGACGCGAACGCATGGAATGACAATTTTGTGGCCGAAAAGGGTATTGGGGTCGCTAAAGATGGAGCTGTAGGAGAAACAGGGGCTACAGGCGCTTCCCCAAGAGATATGGGAGTATTCAAGTCTGGTACTAGCTATGTCTGGAATGCAAGCTATCGTGATAAGATCATCTACAAGATCGGCGGTGTGTATTATAACTTCCTTGTGCGGAACTACGGTGCGAGCGTTACCGCTGCACCCACATCTGTCAATGGGGATTCCAACTGGGAGGGTATGCAACAGTTTGTGAATATCGCCACTGACACCCTGTTTGCCACAGGAGCCAATATATGCGGATTCATGTTCACATATAAGGGCACGGATGCCAATGGCATACCGTTCGGTGATATAAAGTCGCAGAAGTCAACCAATGGCGTACCCAATCTGATACTAAATTCCGAAACCGGCTATCTTCATGGTATCAATGTTGATATTACCGGAACGATAAATGCTACAAGTGGTACGTTTAAAAATGTGACAATTGAAAGCGGAAGTATCGGTCCGTTTAGTATAGTTTCTGGAATATTGTCATCAAAAGCAATTTATGACAACAGCGCGAATTCTTATGCGGGATTCAGACTTTCTGCCGGACAGATTGAATTTTATAACGAGAAAACTGAGGCAAGTTTGAAATTTGGAGGGACAACGAAATATGTAACATGGGAAGGGGTAACTTATGAAGCCGGTATAGACATTCAAAGTCCGAATGTTTTGTTAGGAATGCACGTCAATACTCCATCCCTTCCGCTGGTTGTCGAGGGAGGTAATATTATCCTTCATCCGAATATATCAAGTTACGTATCCATACGTGGAATTACACTAAACGCAAGGGCTGTGTCGGTAAATACAAAGTTGAACTCCAATGATGATATCATATCATTCACCAACACGTCAGATATAACCGTAACGATGCCGGATGCAAATGCAGGAAAGGTGTTGTTAGTAAAGAAATATAACACGGCCAAGGTCACTTTGACAGGAGGAATATTCATGAACGCGAACGACGGGGGGACGGATACTACGTTCACGCCAGCGCAGCACAGTCACATGTTGGTAAAAGACATAAGAGGCAGGTGGATCGATTTTTACTGTGGATAATTTAAAACAATATATTATGAAGATAAATTTTGTACAATTTCCCCTTTATGACGGGATCAGAAAAGAAAGGCTTGTCGCCAGCAACATCACCGATGCATTCGGTGACTGGATATACAAGAACGTGGCGGGATTGAAGGCGCATCTTCTTGCTGAGAAGATATTCAAATCTACCGCTGAAGTTGAGATTGACGAAGAGGAGGTGGATATTATAAGACGCTCCACCTCCATGCTGCCCGGTCTGCTGGCGGACTCACTGAATGATTATTTAAACAAAAAAGAAAAGGAGGAAAACCATGAAGATTGAGAATTTGGGTCGTGCCAGCCGGATCAGTGACGAACTGGCTAAATTGAAGCTGGCCAAGGAAACATTGAATAACGGAGGCTATGTCCGTATCTACAGTGGCACCCGGTCAAGTGCCGGATGTGTGGAATTGGATATCGCGAACTTCAACGAGCAGATGAATGCATGTATTGACAAGCACATCGAGAAACTGGAAATAGAAATAGAAACTTTATAAAACCTTGAATATTATGAGTGAATTGGATTTGAACAATATAGTTGGCTTTAAAGCTATTGATGCGGACGGTAACGAACAACAGGTTACCGTTGATGAGATGGTAGGATTAGTATCTGCACGGATTGTTTCTGCTGCATCAGAAATATCAACATTCGAGGCCGCAGCTGAAGCCGGAACAGATGAGTTTGAAGACCAGTTGACGGTGTCCGACACCTTCTCTTGGCTCCGTACTATGGACGGTTCAAAGAACCCGACTTTGACATCTTCAACGGCTGCTGCGAAAGTCCTGGGGGGACT